ACGCCATTTTTCAAACTCTTCTTTTCTAGCATTCATCCACGCTGTAAAATCGCCCTTATTTTCATTGATAAAAGCAGTCATGTCTGCGATTAAATCTTCAATGGACTGCCAATAAGAACCCATTTCACCTTCTGTTTTAGAAGCGGCATTGACAACAAAGTAAGAAAAGTTCTGCGTTGAGCCAATTAGATTGTCGCCTTTATGAATACTGAAATATGCTTCCTGTCTGTGCAATGACTGCATAGAATATTCATCAAAGGTATACTGGATAATCCCTTTTTTGGCATTCACAATTTTTGCTGCTCGTTGAATCGGATACTTTTTATCAATAACTGATTCAAAAAATACTTCGCAACCTGTTAAATCAAGTGGCAAAGCATTTTCAACTAATACAGCTTCTAAAACCTCGGTATTTCGGTTCCCTTGCCGTACATTTTGAATACCAATGTAATTGTATGGTTCCGTAGTGCTTAGTGTCGCTTGCCATTTAACCATTTGTTTGCTCCTTTCTAAAAATTAATAACATCACGTGGGTTGATTCGTTGCCACTGTCCACCTTTCCACACTTCAAAGTGAAGGTGAATACCTTTAGCAAGTCCAGTGGAACCCATTATCCCAACACGACTATTAGTAGTCACTTTTTCACCAACAACTAAATCAACTGAATCCAAATGACCATAATAGGTCCAATAACCATCATCATGTTTAACAACAACATAGTTTCCACCAGTTCCATCATAAGTGACAGTTTCAACTGTGCCGCTACGTGCCACATAAACAGGGGGGCTCGTGCCTGCTGGCACTGAAGCAATATCTATGCCGCCGTGAATAACGTTCGTTCCCCAGCCGATCTGGTCCCATTCTTGAGTAATCGTATAAGTTGAACGAACAGGATTCATCCAAGTTGGCTTGCTAGGTTTCAAGTCTTTCAGCAAGTTGTACCAATATTGAGCCATCGGAATTCGTTCTGGATGTGTGACCGCTGGGCGTTCAAAGTTCGCTTCAAATGCCATCGTTGCCGTGCCAATATCTGTTAGTGCTTTGAACTCTGCAACGGAATATGGATAAGCAGCGGAAGGAATATATTGACCATTATGCATATGCCAATCTAATAATTTCAGCTGCGTGGTAATATTTCGATAGTCGCCACTGATACCAGCTTGAGCCAATAATCGTTGTACATAAGCACGGCCACTTTCACCAGCGATTGGCGACGTCCATTGAACTAGACCATAACCAGGACCTCCGCCACCTTCATCGATATCGGGCATGATTCCAGATTCTTGATCCATGTTCCCTAAAATCCCAGCGGTTGCTTGTTCGCTGTATCCTTTTGATTTCAAGAACTGCCAAACCGCCCAAGCATTTTTCTCTTTTTCAGTTGTTAGCTCTGGTGGTACATCACCATCATTGCCGCCTGATCCATCACCAGGTATTACTTCTTTACCTCCGACAATCAATCTATCAACATAAATAGTTGATTTGTTACCGCCTTTTCCGATGAAATAAGAGTTATTAGCAAGATTCCACTGGGTAGCTCCCCTAATGATCAAACCTGTACTTTCTTCGTTAGAAAGACCGATGATGTTAGTGGGACTGTTACCCACAAGTAACAACGATTTACCATCTGTTACTACGGGATTACCATTCGCGTCGTTTAATAATGGAAATGGGTTTCCTTTAGTCCCCATGTTGCCTACATGGCTCGAACCATCCCAAAACCCCATGCCTTTTCGGGTTAGTTCCATTATTTTAGTTTTCCCATTCCAAGCTTGCAGAGCGCCGTTAACTAAACGCAAAATATCTCCATATGCATTGAATGATGTCTCAAAAATATCAGATCTAATTTTACCAGCTCTGATAAAGTCAGCATTTAAAATTCCATCAATGGTCCAAGCGTTTCTAAATGGCCCTTTCCATCCAGTAGTTGAAAATCCGATTCCCTGATTGTTAATAGCGATAACATTCTTCGCGGTATCTGTGGAATCTGTATCCATAAAATAAAGCGTATGCGGCCTATTTTTAGGATATTGAAGAATACTACCACCTTTCACTCCATTGATTAAATCGGTGATGTAATCAATAAAGTTACTCATGTAATCTTTTTTAGTTAAGGTTTTAATCGCTTCTTGAAAATCCTGATTTTGCTGTTTATAGAAAGCGATTTGAGTATCCCCTGCTGTTATTTTTTTAGTTTTTTCAGTTAAGGAATCGTACACAATACCTGTAACCTTCGTATCAATGTCAATATCATAAAGCTTATGGTAAACATTAAACGTATCAAATAAATTGTAATTACGCATCTTAGCAAATTCTTTCGCTTCTTCTGAATCTGTTAATTTTTCAATTTCTAACTCGATAGAAACTTTCGGTTTGTCGCAACCTGGATTAATAGCAGTGAAGTATTTACTCGCTACTTTATTTAAGCTGGATAAATCTTTAACCCCTTGATCTTCCGTAAATTGAACATACTGTGCATAAACATCTGGGTAATTCTTAATGTACTCACTTTTCACCGCATTCCCATAAATCCGCTGAGAAGTACCATCCAACCCACTCTGCAATTCTGCAAAAGGTAAAACTTTAGTGATAATGGATTGCCAATCGAATTTAATTGTCAACCCACTTAGGTCTTTCCCATAACGGACCGTACCGACTTTATCACGACCTCTTCGTTTTAATAACGACAGCTTGAACGGCTCTCGCTTAATCTCTCCGCCCCAATACTGAAGTAGAGAACCTTGTTCGCCAGCAATACAATTAAGCACGTTTCTAGCCTCGAATATCGTACTAGAAGCTGTGTTAATGTCTGAAAATAGTTTGATATCGCAGGGTTCATCCATGTTGCTTTCAATTAATCTCATGGCTTCTAAACCATTTTTGTTGTCGACAGTTACTAATCTTACTTGACGATTTCCTAATTTGTACGTTCGAGATTGAGCATAAACCACAATACTATTTGTAAATGTGTCTTTATATGTTTGTTTAATTTCGAAAATATGGTAGTCTTCGAGATCGTTTGGTTTTGCTTTAATCTGATAACCGTTAACAAAATAATCACTAAACTTACTAATAGCTGGGTAATCCAGTTCTAACTCATATTTCCCATTTGCTTCTTCTGTAACTTCACAACGAGTTGCATCAATAAGACGTCCTAAGCCGTTTGTGGAAAAGTCTTTTTCCCCTGGTTTAAAAATAACTGGAATCACACTTTTCTCCTCCAATTCGTTCGAATCTTAAATTCAGTTACATTACCTATCCATCTAAAATTGTTTTCTCCACTTATTAAAATTGGATAATCTTTAAAAACTGTTTTATGGTTTAACAATTCAAAAGCACCGCCAGATTTTCTATATGATTCTTGTTTTTCTGAGTCAATGATGATATCGCCATCAATCCCTTTTAAATCAAATCTTCGGTCATTTACATAAAAAGAGATATCACCTTGGCCTAAAACTTGAATGATAGGTTCAGAATGATATCTCTCTACATTTATTATTTTTTTAGGATTACTTATCCATTGTTTTCCAGAACGATTTTTTTTAAACGGTCGAATGCTAACCGTAAATTCAAACGGAATTAAATTGCCACTCTTTCTGGTTCCTGTAAATTTCGGCGGACTAGTAACAATCGCTTGATAGATGTAATGTTCATCAAAATAGACAATAAAGTCCGAATAGTTGCCCATATCTAACCAAAAAGAAATTTCATCTTCTAAAAAAGCAACTTCTTTTAAATCACGTGCTTTCGCATAACACGAAATCGTTCGTTCTACGTTTTTATAATAGGCAAAATCAACCGCAATAGAATCGTTGCCCATACGTTCACGCAACTCAACAACGCGAGCAGCAGTGAGGCGTTCTGGACGTTCTCTCATGAACACATTAAATTCTGAACTATGTTTTCCGTTAATATAAAATTGTCCCCTTTTAAATTCCATTGAAAGCCCCTCCTGTCGCATCATTTTCACGTGTTTTAACTACTTGAATATATTTCACTAATTTTTGAGCCATACCCATTAATTGCTTATCATCTAATTCGCCCATAGCCTGCAAATTAATGTTAAAGGTATCGCCGCCAACTGTAGTTGTAGCGTTGCTGTTGTTCTTATCTGATTTAGATGTTTGAGATTCCTGTTGATTAACATATCTACCTGTGACAGAAAAATTCGGTAATTCTGTTGGTAAATCAGCCATATTTTTAACCGATTTATCCAAAGTTCCTTTTTCTTGGTCAATACCATCTACGACACCCAACACAATGTTTTTACCAATCATGTCACGCATCCAACGGGAAGGAGAATGAATTTTCAAAGCTCCTTTAATCCCATCTTTTATATTCCCAGCAACTTCTTTAATTTTTTTTCCAACAGCACCAATCATGGACCCGATACCATCGACCAAACCTTGAATAATGTTTTTACCAATTTCAAATAAATCAACATGTTTTAAATCTTCAAAAGTTTGTTTTACATTCGACACTGTATCACTGACACTTCTTGTGAGATTATTCCATGCGTTTTTAGCACCTTGTACCATGTTGTTGAAGGTTTCTATTGTGCCATTTCTAATTCTATACCAGGTTTGAACAACACCATCTTTTATTCCAACCGCCGTATCAACAATCCACTGTTTGAAATTGGACCATGTATCTTTTGACCATTGAACAGTTGCATTAAATGTATCAATGGTTCCTTGTTTTAGGTTGTTCCAGCCATCGATTACACCATTTTTAATGTTTTCTACTGTTTCGAAGAACCAAGTTTTCAAACTTTCCCATATTCTAATTGCTTCAAATTTAATATTTATCCACGTTTCGATGATAGAATATTTAATTTCAATCCAAACGTTGATTGCTCCATATTTGATGTCAATCCAAAGTAAGGTGAAAAATAACTTCACATCAATCCATATCTTTTTAATTGTCAACATCAATCCATTAAAAATAGAAGTGACTGAATAGGAAATAGCTGTGACAGTGTTATAAAAGATATTTTTAATACCAAACCAAATTGTTTGGGCTGCTTCAGCAATATTATCCCAAACGGCAATCATGTTCTCTTTTGCTTCTTCCCACCCACCTGTAATCATTGATGTGATGAAAAGTATTGGAGCTAACAGAACATTTTTTAGAATGGTAACGACATTTTCAGCGATCATTTTGACATTTTCAATGTTCGCTTTCATAGCGTTAACAACCATTTTAAACGCATTTTTGATTCCTGTTACATACGGACCAATATATTTCCAAACAAAATCAAATGCTGTTGTGAAAACATCTGATATTGATTTTCCAATACCCTTAAACCAATCTTTCGCATTATCAAAGCCATTTTTAAAACTTTCGCCAACGCTTTTAGCACTATCAGCAGCACCCTGCTTGATATTTTCCCATGTGTTTTTTGAGCCTTCTTTTGTTGAATCCCAAAGTCCACTAAAGAATTCTTTAGTACCATTCCATTTATTTTTAACCCAGTCGGCTGCATTTCCAGGTGCTTCTTTCATCCATGTACCAGCATTTGAAAAAGCTTCTTTTGTGCCATCCCACATATTGCTGAAGAATTCCATTGTCGAATCCCAAGCTTTTACAACAATATCTGCAGCGCTTGAGATGACCTCCTGTATATTTTTCCAAATGTTTTTGACAGCATCTCTAAAACCTTCATTAGTTTTCCATAGATAAATAAATCCTGTAACTAAACCTATAACTGCAGCTAAAATAGCGACAAATGGATTCGCCAACATAGTTGAATTAAGTATCGCTTGCGCAATTGATAATCCTTCTGTTGCTTTTTGCCAAGCCGTGAATGCTGCACTTACTTTTTTAGCAAGCATCAACGTTCCAATACTGCCAGCTAAACCTGCAAGCAATGGTGCATAAGGTTTTAACGTATCATACAATGTTTTGGCTGTTTTTATCATTGGTGGAATCATCTCAGCAAACTTAGATAAAGCCGCTTCCATCTTTGCGCCTTTATCAGCAATGATTTCACTAATACTTCCAAAGCCCGCACTTTTTAAACCTTCGTCAATTTTAGTAACAACATTGGCCACGCCACGAACAATTGCAGTCTTCATGTTAGCTAAACCTGTTTTAATACCAGCAGTAGAGTCTTTAGCAATCTGTTCTAATGATTTAAGACCTCCACCGCCCTCTTTATTCAATTTAATTAGAGAGTCTTGAAACTCTTCAACTGAAATTGAACCATCAGATAGACCTTCTTTCATCTGACCGGCAGTTAGACCCATTTGTTTGGCCAAAGCATTCAACGCTGGACCCAAACCACTGTTAATCATTGAGTTCCAAGTTTGCGCATCTACTTTACCGTTTGAGAATGATTGTGATAGCTGGATGATGGCATTATCTACCATTTCAGCAGAACCACCAAAACCGAGAATTCCATTATTTAAAGCTGCAAAAATTTGCTCTGATTTTCCTAAGTCATTTGTTGATGAAGCAATTAATTGAACACCTTTAATAGCACCATCTAACGGTGTAGGCAACCCTTGGATACTCTTCTTTAAGCTATCCATTGTCTTTGATGTTTCACCAGCTGAAAAACCCATATTTTCAAATACACGGTTTGCGTTATTTAACGTATCCACGCGATTAATGGCCCCATCGATATTGCTGGTAATCAGCCCAATTCCTTTTGAAATAATTTTAGTTGCTCCGCTGGCTAAAAAGTTACCAACAAATGACGTCCAAATAGATCCAAGAGAGCGGCCGCCTTTTTGTCCTGTTCTGTCAACCTCTCCATCAAAACCTTGCAACTTTTTTACTGCCGAATTTAGACCTTGGGAGAATCCTGATTCATCTAGTATCATTTTTAAGACTAAGTCTTCATTGTTCAATAAGTACCCCCTCCCTTCTTAGAACATTGTGTGTTCATCAAGGAATCTACGATCTTCAAACTCTTGAACGGCATCTTGAAATGCATAGAGCTTCATAAGTTCTTTCAAGTCTGTGTTCTCAATTTCATTTAATGTCCAGCCTTTTTCAAGAAGTGAGATTTTTAATTCTGCTTCTCGGTATTGGGGACTATATTTAAAACGAGGGTGATAAAGGAGATCTGTTACTTTTTTTTCTGGTCTGAATAGATCGCATCGTAACCTGAAGTAATAGATCCTAATAACTGACCTGTAATTTTTAATACTTCCCGCGCATCTAGTCCATCAACATATTCTTGTCCAGTGAACTGTCCTTCAAAAATAACGTTAGCGATAAGGTCATAGCATTCTCTTAAAATAGGACGAATTACTTCCATATCATTTGTTTTTGTTGCTTCTTCTAATTTAATTTGTAAATCAGTACCCGCATCCATAACGGAACCTGGTAAAAATTCCGCAGATGTGAATTGCTTGCAGGTATATTTATCGCCATCTTTAATCATTAATTTAATTTTTTGCTGAAATTTACTTGCCATTTTTTTAATTCCTCCATTTAAATAGGACGACACTTGGCCACCCTTAAATTTCATTATGCGTTAACTGTTACGCTGCATTCAGCTGTATGGTTGCCATCTTCAGTAGCGACAACAATAGTTGTGGTTCCTGAAGCTACTGCTGTAACTTTTCCTTGCACAGGTGTTACTGTTGCAATTGAAGTATCATTTGATTTGAATGAATAGTTTTTGTTTGTTGCGTTTTCAGGTGCGATTGTTGGCGTTAGAGTTGCAACTTCACCTACTGTTAGAACTAATTCAGTTTTATCTAAAGTTACACCACTGACAGGAGTTGCAGACTCTTCACGTGGATCAGTAACTTTAACGAACCAGTTTTTAATCATTTCACGATCTACATTTTCATCGTCTTCATCCACAGAATACATATATCCTAATCCTGGAACATCCACAAAAGATCCTGTCCATTCTGGATGCGTATACGTAACCGAACTACCTTCACGAGTGGATGTTTCATCCGATGTCAAGGCAAATTTACCTTTATAAAAAATTGTATATCGGTACTTTCCGTTAGATTTTAAACGTTTATATGCAAAAGCTCCATCGCGCGCGATATCATCTCCCGAACGTAGCACCCCGCCTTTTACCATTTTTGCTCCTGTAATTGTTGCTAAAACTTGATTTTCATATCCGTTCGTTTCCATACCAATTTCAGCTCCACCAAAGGATACAGTTGAATCTTGTGCAACACTATCACCATAATCAGTTGTAGTTTCAGTGCTTACATCAGGTTTAATACTTACTGCAGTCCCGATTGTTGTTGGCTCATCGTAGATAGGGAAATTACCTGATTCATCTACTAAAGGAAACCAAGTAGGTGTTTCAACGGAAATAATATGAACATTTTTCTTATTTGCCATCTATTTTTCACTCCATTCGATTAATTGAGGAAAAGCAACATTAAAATTAACATGTTGAATTCCGTCTGTTTTAAATGCTTGATAATCTTCTGGAAATAATTCGTTTCCATCTAGATTTAAGACATTAAAAAAAGCCCCGCAGTCTTCTGTTAGGCTTGTTACTAATTGTTTATTTTTCTTGCTATCAACTAACGCGATATCAACGTTATATGCTTTATTCTGAACGTTTTGACCAACGTTATCAGTCATACTTTCCTCTATGCTCAAAACAAAATAAAACGGCTCTGACGACTGCATAACGTCATTTAAATAGATAGGTGCAGTAGAGAACTGTTTTATTGTGCTAGTAAGCATTTTTAAAATTTTGTCGTACATACACCTATCCTTTCTTAGCAATAACAATTGCCATTTGTTTAAATCGTTTCGGAATATATGTTGCATGAGCTAATTTATAAGATTTTTGTAACATAAATCGCCCTTTTACAAATCCACCATTCTTCGTTCTGTGTCCGTCATTTACATATTTGAAATATTTTTCATTGTTAATTAAGGCGCCAACGATTCTACCACTTGATGTTTTTCTAGCTTTAATGATTCTGTATCCACGTCTTAAATCACCTGTTTTAATCGGCGTAATAGGTACAATTAACTGATAAATCTTCGCTAACGAATCATTGAGCATCGCAATACCTTCTTTTTCAGCAATTGGTGTCATTTTCTTCAAGTTTGCAATAACTTTGTCAGCATTCGAAGTCATTCTAAAATCACTTTTACTCATCGATTGCACTTCCTGTCAATGTCACTTCGATGTGACTCGGATAGTTAAAGGGTTTCTTTGCAAATAAAATATGCTTTTGACCTGTACTTTGAATGACAGTGATTCTGTCGGCCTTTTTCACATCTACATCAGGCATTAAGAATAATTTTTGATCTTCGTAAGTGATATTAATGGTCCCTTTGTTTTCAACAACTGGTAAGCTACCAGCGCTACCCAGGCCACTTTGGGAAAGAGCACACTTTAATTTACCTTCGTGGATCGGTGAATACCCTTGATCAGTAATACCTGTTTCAGCATTTTCAATATCGCTCATTCTTTCAATGACACACGAATCAAGATATGTCATCGCTAAAATATCTGCTTCATTCAATAGAAAAACACCCCACTATCACAGCCAATTAAACGTTTAATAGTGTCGCTGTAATTACCTAGCAACGCTGTTATACTTTGCTGTGTAGTTGCATAGCTAATAGATGTATCACCGCGCTTAATGCTAGTAACAGCTTGTTCCGTTTCGCTTTTAAGTGATTGATACAAAATCTCTGTGATTAACGAATTGAATAACTCCCAATCAATTTCAATCTTGCACGTGTTATATGAACTGATTTCTAAAAGAACAAGGTCTAAGACAGACGAAATACGTTCTTTTGCAACGTTTGGCAACATCGTTTGAATCAATTCAATTATTTTTCGTTTTTGTTCGTCTGTCATATAATCACCTAAATTTCTGTTAAATCTGCAGCTTCTTCTAAAATTGCAATAGCTTTTTTATCAGATACACTCACTTCGATTTTTCCGTCAATTGCTGTAATAAATTTACGTGTTTCAGGATGAACAAAACCAACGAAATTTTTATTTTTTAAAACTTTGAATGTTTTTGTTTCAGGTTTCACTTCTTCAGTTACTTCTTTTGTCTCTTCGATTACTTCTTCTTTGACCTCTGACTTTTTAACCATAATTATTCTCCTTTACTTTTTAATTATTCACCTGGTGTTGCAGTTGCAAGGTTTAAGATTGCCCCTGAATTCGAAGCGTTGTATTCAATCGTGTACTCACCAACTAAACCAATACGTTTTGAATCAGTTGTTTTAGCTAATTCCTCTGCGCGCCATTCACGTACCGGACGTAGCTCCACATAGTTTGTATCTAAAGCAATCATTGTTCCACTTGGCAATGACGGTTCAATTAAAGCTGTACCTGATCCATAATTTGAAACGATTTTCCCTAGTTGCAATCCAAAAGCTACTTGATCTCCAAAGTTAAACACTTTAGTGCCCGCTTTATCAACTTCATCGGTCATTAAATCAACCATATCAGTCGAAACCAGACATAGTTTTTCTCCTGCATAACCTTTGTCAAACATAGTTTTAAACATTTTATCCACATCTTTACGTGTTACTGCATCAGCTGCAGACGTTTTAACTAAGTTATCAGAGTTGATTAAGTTAATTACACCAGCCATTTGTCGTCCTTTAGTACCATTTTCGTCAGCTTTTACACCAATCAAAAGTTTTTTGTTTAAATCTCTCTTCATTTCTAACGCACGTTGAGATACTTGATTAGCTAATTCACTACCTACCCCATTTACATTGATAGCATCTAATGTACCTGAAACAGAAGTAGATTTACGGAAAATTTCAGTATAGTTATTGAACCATTTACGTCCTGAATCCGCATCTGTATAGTCTCCACCTTCTAATTGCGCAGATGAATCTTCTCCATCAAGTTCTGATTCACGCCATTTGATCTCCGTAGAAGTTGCTGGGCTAGTTTTTCCAGCTCCTAATAGCCAGCTTAAAAAAGGTGTTGACGGACGTTGTAACGCATTGATTTCTTGTGAAATGTCTAAATATTCAAGGTTATTAAGTGTAGTTTTTTTCATTTATAAATTCCTCCTAATTAAATGCTTGTAATTTTTGCCCTAATGCTTCTTTAGGATTTTCAATCGGTTGCGTTGACTGATTACCATTAGCCGCATTAGTTTGTTGCTTATTACCGAATGCTTTTGTCATTTCCATGTTTTTAATTGCTTCAGCATGCTTTTCATTGATGGTGCTTAAAACACCTGTGAATGACTCTACAGCCTTTTGTGTGAACTCTGTATCTGAACTAACTAAAGTGTTTAACATGAATTGAGAAATTGAATCTTTCAATTCTTTATCCAAATCTAACCCCGCGATTTGTTCAGCAACAAAAGCTTTATTTTCGTTCGAACGGCTCTTAGCTTTCTCTGCTTCAAACTCAGCTTTTAATTTCTCAAGTTCTAGCTGTTCTGGTGTTTTGTTCTTTTTCGCTTCTTCATATTGCTTCACAGCTTCCTGTTTTAGCTTATCGAGGTTATTCTGTTTCCAAGCTTCTAACTGTTTATCTGCAGCACTTTGTGATTGAGATTGAATGAATTTCTGTGCATCTTCATTCGATTCGACAAATGCTTTAAAATCATCAATAGTGAACTCTGGTTCATTTCCCCCACCATCAGCAAACATCTGCAAATTCATTGGTAATAATTTTTTTGTTTTCATTTTGTTTCTCCTTTCGCCCCACGATTCGACTAATCGCCCCGCATTGCTTTAGATTTATTTATTGCGCCCCACCATTCAATTAAGCCCAGCATTGCGCTAGTTTAGTGTCATTTCGGACAAAATTAAAAGACTAACAATAGCTAGACTTTAATTAAGGTGTTAGATTCTTTTAAATAAGCGACCATATAGATTTCTTTTTTATCTCCGTTCAATGTCATTTCATAGAGAGGTGCCCCCGTATATTTTAACGAAAGAATTGCTTTACTATTTTGTAAAGTCTTGCAACTCCACACTACAAATATATCCGTTCCTTTAACCATGAAGTATTCATCTGGATTTTTACCTTTGTTTTCTTTTTCAAGGATTAATTCCTTACATTTTTCCATAAACATCTCATGATTCATTTTGCTACCTCATTTCTTTAAATTTAAATTTTAAATATTTTTCTGTTTTAGTTTCAAATTCTTCTAGTATGAACTCTTGCAATTCATATGCTTCATATGGTCTAAAAACATCCCATAAATATAGCTGGATAGCTCTATACCAAAAATAAAGCGTTGTTCTAGTAGTAATTTTAATCGTGCACTTCTTTTCATTTTGTTTCTTTAAATATTCTTCATAATCACTATCTAAGTAATCATAGGGATCCATCTAATCACTCCCAATTCTTATGGACCAGTTCAGCGCCTAGCATTTGATAATCAGTGACAGCATCTTTTACATTTTGCAGAGTCCTAGACACAATCGAAATAGTTAATTTACTTTTTTTACCTGGTAAAGAATACAAAATATCAACGTGACAATAATTACCACCCCAAACTGATTTAAGCTCATCTTTGACGATATTACCGTTGCCGTCTCTCAAAGTGTGCTTGGTCAAATATCGTTCGTTTTCTTCTTCAAAAGCTTTTTTATAGGCTTTTTCTGTACCATTGGTAACTTCTAGATTTAATACTGCTTCGAATAATCCTTTCATGATCTCACCTCCAATTTAGGGTATAAAAATAGCACTCAAAGTTATCCTTTAAGTGCTTAGTAAAGTCTGCTATGGTAATCTGACGGGACGTGGACCAATTTATTTTCTTTAATATGCTTATCAATGAGTATCGCTAATTTTTTAGCACCTTGAATAGAAAAATCGAAGTCATCACTCTTTGTTACATCGATATATTCATATATTGGAAACTCATCATGAAAATGTTGTTCATACTTTTTAATTGTAGCGTCAATAATAGACCATGCACCATCTTCGCAACTGAACATTTATTCCACCGCCTTTAAAATGTCATCTAACATATTCTCCCACATTTTAGATGCTGTTGGGAACGTTTCGTACATCATTTTTCTCGCTTCTTCATTAACGATTGTTTCGGACATGTGAGCAAAAAATTCTGTTTCTTGTTTGCCAAATTTTTTCCAATATTTACTACCATGACCGAAACCTAACGGATAATCTATAAAACCACCAGTAGATTCCATCATATCTGATAAAGCTGAATATACTTTCGGAGATTTTTCAGATAGTTTTTTATATTTTTTTACAATACTGCTTTGATCAAAAATAGAAAGTTTCTTTAAATTTTTGACTTGTTGATAACTATCTCCGTTCGCTTCTTTTAAAACATTATTAAATGTTTTAAGCAAATCTTTTTGTATAGCTTTTTTCAATTGATATGTTGGCATTTCAGACATTTTATCAAAATCACTATCTAATACTTTTGCACCCAAACTATCAATAGCATGCCCCATTTCATGGAAAACAATTTCCATAGGCTCTGCATAACGGTTTCCAGTTAGAGATTCTTTGGAAATTTGAATTTTATTTTCTAAAGCATACGCCCTAACATCGTTAATATTGAAAAATTCTAACTGATTACCAAGTTTTTCCAACGCTTCTTTAAATTTGCTATTTTCTAAAGAATTAAAGGTATTTAGAAAATCATTATAATTATCTTTTCCGAATGCATCAGCCATATTTGTTTTATCAAAAACGCTATCTTTTACAGCTTCTTTTGGATGATTCAACTTAACGCCCCAATTTTCATTAGCGAATTCATCAAGCAAATCGCCAAACATCTCTTCATACAAAGCGTCAATATCATCGCTTATTTCTGGAATTCTTGGTATTTCTGTGCATCTGCACAACGTGTGGTAGGGAGGATGTTCATTCTTAATTAATTGGCCATGAAATCCGCCACAAATGGAGCAAACACGTTCATCCTCTGCAGACCAACTTTCTGATTCTTTGACGTTAGCCCCTCTAAATGATTCTCTAATACCTTCCACAGCAAAATGGGAATATTCCGTTCTAACAAGATTTTCAATCGATCGATTAAACTTTCCCTGCTCTAACTTAAACATGCCGCTAATAACACCATCGTTCTTCATCGTTTTAAGAGCTTCCACAACCCCTCCACCACTTGCCAATGAATTAATAATGGAATTGCTCAAACGTTGCTCTAGAGTTGATATATTGCCCCACAAGCGAGATGAAAATGTTTTTCCGCTCCACGGATAGTTCATGATGTTTTCTAGTTCATTCTTAGTTAATCCAGGAGCAGAACCACCAACTAATTGCATCAGCGCATTAGCGTTAGAATTATAGATTCGTTTTGTAATATTTTCTAAGTCGTTATTAAATTTACCGTTAACGTCGCTTGCGATTGCTTCATCAGCTAACGTTGAAAAGATATCTGCTCGTAATTGTAATAGACGATTGACCTTGGCATAGTCGTAAGATGGGAAATACTCATCTATGAACTGCTTATAAGCTTCGTCAGACTCCATCAACTTTTCATAGTTTTTCTCAATGTACTTGCGGTACTTTTCTTGGTCTCGTTTGCTAAAGTCTTCTAGCATTTCACTTTGTGTGATGTCATGTAAATCCGCTTGTGACAATAGCTGTCGTTGAATTTTAACTAAAGCACGTTCAAAAACAGATTCTAGCTCACTAAGAGTTTTCTTTTCTAGTTTCAAACGGGCTTTGTCTTCTAATTCTCGGCGCTTTTCCCAATAACGTTCACTAGCCGTTGTTTTCTTCTTCGTCATTATCCGCACCGCCTAGCTTGCCGTATTCCCCGCTTGGATAGTTTTGCCCTTGTTCTAAGTTCATCATGTCCGCCTCGTAATCCGGATCTTTAACGAATGGAATTTGATTAATGATAGTACGTTTTGATACATAAGGTGCTAATTTAGGCAACGCCTCAGCAAGATATCCAATATCGGTTGGTAAACTACGACTAAATGTAAACACAATTTTAGAAACATCTACTTCTAATTTATCGTTAAATTTTATAAAAGCTGCCATCGTCTCTGCAACTTCTTTTAATCCTTCTTTGAAGTACTGTTCTTTCGTGTTTGTTTTGGCTTCTAGTGCTATTATTTGCCACTTGCGAGCTTCACCAGAGCTATTGGATTTAAATACTTCATCGTTGAAGTCGATTGACTTAGTGACTGTGTAGTAAAGCTTTTTCAACTGATTAAGATGATACTCGTTGAAATCTTTGTTAATATCTTTCGTTACATAGCCAACCTTTGCTTGTGGATCTGGCAAGTTAATAATACCTAATTGCTCCATCATTCTTCGTGCTTCTTTTTCATCCAATCGCGAGCCACTAATGGCCATGTAAGCAAGTTTAAATTGCTCTACCTCGTTTTGTTGGTCAGACAGGCTTCTGTCAAATGCATCAGAAAGTTCCTCTGCTACTTCAAAATCACAATAACGGTTCGTGTTGTTTTTAAATTCTGATAGGTAGAACGTTTCTAAAGGGTTATCAGTTTCTGCTGTCAATTTAAATGTTTCAGCCGCATTCATTAAATTCGTTTCGACATATCTGTTATACGTTAAGATTTTTTTCTTAGTAACAACTTTCATTTCTTCGAAAAATTTCTTTTGGTGTGTGTCATATTTCTCTCGAATGAAAATATCTGCATTCTCATATTTTTCGGCTCTCCACGGCTCAACATTACTTGCCCACAATTGCCACTCGCCCTCAGTTTTAACGGGTTCTAACAAACGAAAAGCCACCCCACAAGCGCCTTGATATCGTGCCGTGTCCGAATCCAACATTGCGAATCGCATTTCTTTAACTAATTCTGCTAGTCTATCGAATTCTTTAGGCGTTTTAATTTTCGCGCTGACGTTACCTAAAAATAAATCCTTTGTTTTTTGAATTAAGGACTTTCTTTGTTCTGTAATATCATAATCCCATTTAACTGGGATACCTGTGAAATGATCAGCTGCTTGATCAACAATGGTGTTGTATAAGCCAGCGTGAAGTTTATTATTCACTTTTATAATTTTCGTGTTTGGTTTAGGTCTGCTATCAATCTCATTTTCTTCACTTGTATAAGCTTTGTATTTACGCTCTCTGTCATCAAAAAATGGCTTCATCTCTGTTATAAAGTCATTTGGATCAAACAGCTCTTCGTTTATTTGCGTAGAATATTTCGTTCGTAGTCTTTTATATCGACTCAATGTTAAATTACTTTGAAACAATCATTCCACCTCCTAAAATTTAATGAAACTTACGTTATTTTTCTCCATGTCTTCGCTAAAAGCGTATCTTGTTGCATCGATTGTGTGGTTATCTTTATCCTCAAGCCTTGGCTTAGGATTGCCATCTTTATCCGTCTGATAATCAATGTTTTCAAACTCTTTGGCTATATTGGGAGTTCTTAGTGGGTCGATACAAATAAAATCCAAATCATCCAACCATTCCTCGCCATACTGCACAGAGTCGGGGCCTTTTTTAACCCCAAATACGTGGCTCATTCCGTGTTCATTGTTCAATTCTGCTATGGATTTAGGTTCTGCTGAATCCGATGCAATACGATCAGACTGATAACCTTTTGCTTTCGCCTTTTGGGCAAACTCACGATTACTGATTTTCACTCCATAGATTTCATCAACAGCATAGATGCCATTCTTTTTCTTATCGTAGTGCCATCTAACAAATGCTAGCGGATCGGTAGCATAACCGAAATCAAGACCATTTCTGATATTATCAAAGTTAGCAACCATTTCATCAGTTATACAGCCTTTCTCCACTTTTAGGTTACTGAATGGAACTACTCCAGAACCGATTGCTTCACCATCGTATTCCCATCTAGCACGCAAAAGATTTCTATCTCTTGCTGCCTCCACTTCTTTCAAGAATTCTCTCGAAATAAAAGGATTATCTTTATAAGTAGAGTGATGAACAAATGTATTCTCAGGTTGGAAACTAGATTCATATTTTTTGTTCACCCAAGATTGTCGACGTTTTGGCGGGTTGTAGCTGAAAAAGAATTTATAAAAAAGACCATTTCCTAATTCACCACGTAAAAGTGAATTGGTAATGGTCGTTACTTCATCTTCAGTTTTAAACTCGCCTAACTCCTCAATCCAGCCAATCGCAAACGGGAACCGACTATCTTTTAAAGACTTGATTCTTTCAGGATTTTGGGCACCTCTGAAAATCATATAATTACCACGAGGTATGTATGTGATTCTCAACGGCGATTTATTAAATTTAAATAGATGCGTTACCCCTTGCTGTTCAATCGCCCACTTCATTTGCTCGTAGATTGATTGTTCTAATGTATTATCAACATATCGAATGCCAACTGCATTGACAGCATATCTCATAAGTAATTGAGTAATAATATGTGCGATATCTGATGATTTACCAGAACCACGTCCACCCTTACAAACAATATTGAGTATGTCCGAATTAAGAGTGGCTCTCCATACCGAATGAAATTTTTTCGGTAATAATTCTGATAGTTTTTTCTTAACCATCATCATCACCGATATCATCAACAAATACTGGCATTTCAGTAACTTCTATTTGTTGCTTGTCTGTGAACAGCGCATGACGTTTACCAAGTAATTCCGCTGCTTTAGTCCTCTCCTCAGTGCTAGGAGTATATTCATAGTTTTTCTGATGCGTAAATATTTCCCCTTCATCATTAGTTGTTTCGGTATTATAAACACCCTTCATTTTTTCACCACGCATGGTGCTAGTGAGATACTCAAGGACTTCTTGTGCATCTGCAACTCTTTCGTTCTGCATCTTTTCTAGCTGTTCATCGATATATTGCTTCACGTTAGCATCTGTTAGCAGTCTACTTGCATTCACTCTTGCTGTGGTGTCTTTTTTTATGTTTGGATATGCGACTTTATACGCTCTCGTACCATTCATATCAATCAGCCATTCATCAGCAAAAACCTGATGTTTTGGATTCCTTATCATGTTATTCACCTCCTATGTAATTTTATGTATAAAAATAGACCACTCACTAAGTGATCTATTATAATTCTTATTGTCCCTTTTTTGCTCTATCCCATTCAGTTTTTAGATATTCACGAAAAATATTACGTATACGAGTAATTGAATTATCAATCAAACCTCTCATTTTACTAGCGTAAGTTTTATCAGTTTTTGGCAAATACATATCGTAGAAACCTGGTCTCGCTTCTCTTGCCTCTATATCTTTTATAATATTTACAGAATCTGATAATTCTTTCTCAATAGCCTTATGCTCGTCTTTTTTGCTGAAATGAAGTAATATTTTTTCTGCAGTTAAAATGGATTCTTGTATACAAATCATTAATTCATCTTCTTTTTTTAATTGTTTTATTTTTAACTCCCTTTGTCTATCAATATAAGTTGATTCTTGAATCGTTCGCTTCTCTAAACCACTTAATTCCTCTTCAATATCTTGCATTCTGCTAACCAATATTTTAATATCGAACAGATAAGATAAATATTTACTAACTAAGTTTCGTACCTCGGTAATCCATTCTATTCTTGCCTTTGCTTTTAAATTAGCGTCAATTTGTTTTTGAGTTATTTCTTTTTGAAGTTCTTCATTTTTCTTTGTCTGTCTATAATTAATATATACATTTGCAATAATTCCCGCTATAGTTCCACCAAAAGGAATCCATAATTGCCACGATTCCATCTAAAACACCCCTGATATTTTTTTATTCAAGTATACCAAAGGTTTAGCTTTTATAATAGCAGCACTCGCAAACCTGTAGAAAAAAAGAGAAGGCTCTTCACCTCCCCTCTAAGAGAACGTATCAGTTTGCGAGTGATAGTGTGATCAGTGTTAGCAACGAGATAATATTTATTTTTGATTTCCTTACACTTCTCACACTACTAATTTACCATATTGACTACAGTTAAAATTCCCAACAAATTCCCATTACAATCCTAATTCTTCTGCGACTCTTTCAAAAAAAGCATTTCTTAATCGATAGGCTGTGTTTTTACTGATAAATAACTGTTGAGCTACCCCTAATAAAGTGAGTGTTGGCCTGTTTTTTAAGTAAAGCTCTTCAATGATTACCTGCGTCTGTTCATCCGATTCTGCTAGGCAACTTTGGATAATATTACGGTTCCTTTCCAAATTCCACAATCGACGATCTGTAGCTATAGTAATAGCTAACCGTTCAGTAGTAGCCGAATTAGTCCCTTTGCCTTGAATATCGCCATTGATATCAGTTTCTTTATATGGATGTCGTAGTTCTAACTCTCGTTGCCGAATATAGTCATCGGTTTTATAATAGTCTCCTAAAATATCTTTGATATAGTTAAATGTTGACGTCCGCAACTAATCATCATCTCCTAATACTGTTATCGGTCTACCATATTTCAAAATTTTCCATTCGCCATCTTTCATATTGGTTTTATTCATATGATTTCTTTCATCACAAGCTATTGTATAATTAAAAAATAAATCGGCTTGCTCTGCTCCATGTAAGTATTCAACATAAACGCCGTCTACTTGACGGCCCAGTATATATAATTCTGGATAACTTAGCATTACTTATCCTCCCTTAAGTACATTTCCGAGCTGACGTATTCTTCTATTAGTTTGACGGTAAACTAATATCACTAAGTTTCTATCAACGCATTTCAAGTCAACATATTCAAAAACATCATCTGGATTTTTCTTGTTTAAATCTTTAAAAAATCCAGTAATGTGAACATCGTAAGGTTGAGTATTGAATTCTTTAAATTTGATCATCTATTCACCATCAACTTTCACAGCAAACGGCCAGTAACGCTCGTCAATTGCTTTGATTTGGTTTTCTGTATATCGTTTTGCATCTTCTTTATCAGTTGAATAGAAATACTTTTTACCGAAACGCATATACCCAATTTCTGTCAACTTCACATAATACAATTGCTCTTTCTCGACTTCGTAGCCGTTGACTAAACTTAATACAGTTTCATAGTCAACAGACATAAGCCAGTCTTTAACAGGACATTCTCTCATGAGCGAGTTGATACCTAAATACTTCTGATGTACTAAGAACGCTATTTTATCGTAATGTTTGCCGTCTTCTATAAAATTCGCAACAAATTTCGGAACAACGACTTTTTTCGGTTCGTCTAGTAGTATCACGTGCGACAACGAATCATAAACGCCTTGTTCATAACCGTTGTCATAGCTTAAACTTTCTGTGCTACATTCTAAATTCTCTAATATGTCTATCAATTCTTGTTTATTCATCGCTGTCCCTCCTAAAGCAAGCTACCATCGATTAACAATACTTCGCCGTTTTCTTCAAGATTTTCTAACTGATTGAAAGCTTCTTCTGCGCCAGTCTTGTCACCCTCTTCAGTATGACTTTTAGCAAGCATTTTGAACGCTTCGTATTTATCAATTGTTTTCATATCATCGAAAAATTCTTTTTCGTCTTCTACTTCGCAAACAATATCCTTGTAAAGTTTTAAACATTGTTTTTCATCTTCAGCAGCGATTAATGCAAAATAAGGTTCTTTAATTTCGTAAAATTTCATTTATTTTACCTCCATTACACTATAGTCTAATGATTCAGTTTCCCAATCGCCTATTTTACCTACAATTGGCTGATCTTCTTTTAAAATAGTTGCTCCTAATTCTTCCAAAATACTCGCAACATTTTCTTCATAAGGCGAATTTTCTACATCATGTAACAATTCATCAATATCTTCGTCGTATTCGATCTCAATATATCGTGTTGCCCTCAATGTTTCAGTTACTGCAATTTTGTATTTCATTCTGCTTCCTCCTACTCATACTCAATCTCAGTATCATAACTGTTATAAATAACGTTTACGTGCTCGTTTACTTCTTCATCTTTCTTTAGCCAATATGGCCGTTTTCCATTTCTCAGAGGTATTCCAATTCCATCGATGAAAGTTTCGTTATTATGCACAACGTTAAACGTGATATATTCTGCTATTTCCTCTAAAGTTTCATAGTCATAAAAAAAGTGGCGAAATTCTGCAAACCATTCTTCGTTAAAAAATTCTGGATCAAGCTCCACTTTGACTTTGTCACGTCTTACTAATTCAATGTTAAATTGTTTCATTGTGCTTCCTCCTCTACAAAATCAATAATTTCAACACCTACGATATAATCTTTCAACGATAAAATGAATGCACTATTTCTTGACAACCGTTTAAAAACTCTTCTAATTGATTGTATTCAGAATCTGGCCAATCTTCAGTAAAATCATTAATATCTGTAGAAGTCGTTCCATAACCAGTATCTCTAGTTTCTACATGATTCGTGACCCCTTCACGTTCTACTTCAAAGGTAATTGTTGAAGAATCAAAATCATGTACAAAATTTTTAATATAAATCATTTTCTTCCTCCCTGTCATCATCAATAACAAACGCATTGCCTACACTATTCTCTAACAGTCTTCTCATCTGTTCAGCTTCTTCACTAGTAAATGCTTTTGCATCCTCTTTAGGTCCAAAACTGCAATAATTTCCAACAAATTTTTTTACATAGTTTTTATTTTCTTCTTTTCCAGTTAAAACATAGATTAATTTCATAATTAGCCTCCGCTGTTGCCTTTTTATTACATAAAATCAGTTTAGGCGTTTTCTTGCTATTTTTCCCTGCAGCTCTGCTTCTATGGTTTAGCCTTCCAGCCATAAAGAAACGTAAAACAGACAAAAACACGCACTGATTTTGCACTTTGCCTTCTTGGATCCACTTCTAAAATAATGACAGCTGTTCTGGTTCAGTAAATGAACTGCTTGTTTTATTTTCCAGAAGTTCCATTGCTTCTTTTAGTATTTCTAATGTGTTTTGCGTTTCTTTTGGTAACTATTCATCATTTCAGGAGTAAAGAATTCTTTATGGTCGACCAAACCTCCACTCCTTTCTATAAATTCACTGGCTC